CGGGAAAAAAAAATCCAAGCACTGGCGATACGTCTTCGCAAGTACAAAGCCCGTTTACAGCAGAACAAGCTGCTCGTGCTAGAGCAGATTATTCTCGTAACGATCCTCGTCGCTTAGATGGTGCCGACGGACTAAATCCTACATTCAAAGAAGCGTATGCATCAGAGTATTCAAAGTACAATCGCATATACAATCCAAATGGTACAAGCGCAACAGGCCAGAAGATTGCAGAAGATGCTGCCCGCACTAAGGCGTTGGTTGCAGCGCCAATGTACAAGTCACAAGTGCGTACACAAACATCCAATGGGAATTACGTAGACAAGAACGTAGTTTATCAACCTAACAGTGTAAACAACATTGGCACTTTAAGTAAGAACGGGGACTATTAATGGCATATCCTGTTATACCTCAAGTCGAGTTTGATAGAGCAGTACAACGCATAATAAGCATTGGTGTAGGTCGTACGCCTGCTGAAAACATTGTAATGTCTCTTTGGAAAGCTAGCATCGACTTAGGTTTAAATTTTAAACAGTTGCTAGATAAAGCAACAGCCAACGGAAAGTTAGTAGTTGAACAATCAGTGCTAGATCATATTAATTTGAACCTGCCTGGTACGATTCGATATAACACTAAGACGGCTGCACAAGCATCGTCTATTGCAACACGCGAACTATAATGGCAAACAATTACTCTCAAGGGTTTTACACAATCCAAAATCCAGAAAAGTATGTAGGTAAAGGCACGCCTAAGTATAGAAGTGGATGGGAGTTAACGTTTATGCGTTTCTGCGACAATCACCCTAGTGTTGTATCGTGGGCTAGCGAATGTGTACGGATTCCATACCGTAATCCGTTTACAGGCAAGGACACATATTACGTCCCAGACTTTTTAGTAACTTATCAAGTCAATGGAGTTAAGAAAGCAGAGCTAATTGAGATTAAGCCTAAATCTCAAGCAGTAATGGAACATGCTCGTAGCCAACAAGAAAAAATGGCCGTTGCACTAAACATGTGCAAATGGCAAGCCGCACAAATTTGGTGCAAGCGCATGGGCGCAACATTCCGTATTTTAACGGAAGAAGACATCTACAATAATACAAACCCTACTAAGAAACGCAGAAAGTAATGAAGTACTCAGTTTGGTTAGACGACAGCAAGTTTACATACCAACTGCTAGATACAAGACCTGCTAACAGTTGGGCTACTCTTATATCACAATGTGATGTATCTTCTCTTAGACAAACACTTGATCCCTGGCATGGTACTACTCGTTCAATTGAAGATAAAATTAAACGTTTCAACTTTTTAATCGACAAGCTAAACACCTGGATGCCTGTTCATATAATAGGGTACTTTGACAGAAACAATCCGGTAGAAAGTTTTAATAGGTTGCATGTACACTTTCCAGAATACGAAGCAACAGAAACAGATAAAGATCGTTTAGACACACTGTTTGAGTACAACGATCTTATTCATCAAATCGACTTAGGAATACGCAGAAGTAACGAGCCTTACATATTGCTTTGCCCACACATTAGTATTTTTGATGACTTGCAAGAAGATGACTATCAATACTTTAGCCCGGAATTTTCTTTTGGGGACCTTACATTACACTATGCACACGTAGGGCGCCACCCAATGGAAATTGCCGGAGCAAACGATGTAAACTGCCCGCCGGAGCAAATTGTTTGCCAAAGTAGGATTTCACCTTCGCACTCGTTACGATTTTATAATGGGGGCAAGGACACTAAACAGCGATTTGCTAAGTTTTACAAAGAGTCTGCAATTAATTGGCCATATACATTAGACGACCCTAAGTTAGCACTAGGATATATCAAACTAGGCACTTTGGTAGAAGTAAATGGCAGTATTGACCTATCAAATGCGCTATCTATAGTCAATAATAGTACAAAAATAACACATTGGGAAATATCCGAGCATAAGTAGTGTTATGACTAAGAAATTAGAAGAAGTATTTGGTTTCCCGCCTATTGAGGAAGCACTTACTTCAGACGACACACTACCAGAAGTTCCTGAAGAAGTTCAGGAACAACTTGAAGTAGCAAACGCTACAATTGACATGGCAAACCGTGTTGATATTGCTTTGCCTACTGTTACAGACATGGCAACAGCAGAGCGCGAACTAGACAAGTTAGCAAACACCGCACAAGAACAAAGCGAACGTTTGATGGACTTAGGATTTAACGTAGACGATAGAAATGCAGGCAAGATCTTTGAAGTTGCTGCACAGTTGCTAAAAACAGCAGTTGATGCAAAAACTGCTAAGATTGATAAAAAGCTAAAAATGGTTGAATTGCAGTTGCGTAAAGCACGTATGGATAAAGAAGGTAAAACTGAAGAATCTAACGTACTTGATGTAACTGAAGGCAGTTTAACTGGAAATCGCAATGATATCGTACAAGCCATCCTAAAGAGTGTTGGTCAGAATAAATAGTCTTATGAGAGGATTTAATCATGCCCACACTATTAGAGTATATTAATCAGTTACAGCGCGAACACCGTTATCGTGTTAAAATGGCTTTCCAGCCAACTGAGCGCCAACTGGAAACTCTAGAACGCCATATGAAAAAATATGACGCCCTAGAAGTAGGCCGCCCAGAGAAACTAATGTTACAATCTTCCCCAATGGACTTTCCACAATTAGGTGGTCATGAAATTGTTATCGTTGATGTTGTAACACGCTTACCAGTAAGCTCACCAGTACTAGAAACTGAGCTACGTACACTTATGTTTGTTTCTGAAGGTTTGCTAAAAGTATTTGGCCGTAACGAGCCAATCGAACAGCAAATTGAAGCAGAAAAACCAGAAGGCGAATACGTACCTTTAATCGGCAACGATGCCGACGTTGAAAGTACAGAGCAAGATTCAGTTGGTGACAAGTACAATCAAGAGATGTTAGACGCCGCTGACAAATCAGGTAAAGAGCGTAAAGCTAACGTTACACAACAAATTGGTAAAGTAACAACAGGACCTGAGTATTCAAGTCCAGCCGACGGCAAAAATAGCCCAGTAGGCAGCACAGTCAACAAGAAGCCAATTCCAGGCAAGGGAGAAAAATAATGACTAAGAAAAAAGTAAATGAAAGCATCCGTGTTGCCAAGGAAGGCATCGAAGAATGCTGGGGTGACATGGATATGCAACAAGCAAACACATCCGCCCAAGGCGAAGGTCCAATGACAGTTACAATTAACATGCCAGGCAAGAACATTAGCGTTACAACAGATAGCGCAGATGAAATTGCTAACATGTTAAAGCTAGCAGGTATCGAAATTAGCGGCGTTGCTGCTGACGGTCCAGCTGCTGCCGAAATGCCAGCAGGTGAACCAGAAGTTGCGTATGTTGGTGTTGGCGCCGAAGGCGAACCAAGCGTACCGGCTGATCAAGTGCCAGGCGACAACGACGGCGATGGCGACCATGACATGCAAGACCACGAGTTAGAACAGTCCGACGATGAAGAATCTGAAGAGGAAGAAAAAGAAGAAACTGACGAAGCAGTTGGCGATGTATCTTACACTTCCAAGGGCGGCAAAGTTACACAAACTGCAACAGGGTTAACACACCAAGCAGGTTCTGGCACTTATGGTGGTACAGAAACTGATGCCGAAGAAGAAGAACGTAAAAAGAATATGGACAAAGAAGGCGTTGACGAAGCTGCTATTGCTGCACTACGTAAGTACGCTGGTCTAGGCGAAGGCAAAAAGCCAGACTTCTTAGACGTTGACAAAGACGGCGATAAAGAAGAGCCAATGGCAGACGCTGCCGATGACAAGGAAGAAGAAGTTAAAGAAGAAGCTCCTGCAACTGATTCTATCTATGGCAAAGGCGTTTACGAAGCACAAGCCGACGAACTAGGTCGCATCTTAAAGCTAGCTGGTTTTGCAGAAAGCAAGCTAATGAACAGCCCAGAAGGTACATCAATGGATGAACCAAAAGAGTTTGATTCATTACCAAGTGGCAAAGGTGACGGTGCTGGTAACAAAGCATATGGTGCAAACCGCGCAAACAACCAAGGCGAAAACCCAATGGGTATGGGCGAGTCTGTTGAAGAAAGCCTAGAACAGAAGTTCCAAACAGCAATGGGTGAATACAGAAAGTTTGTTTCTGAGAGCATTGCTCGCAAGAAGTAATTAGGAGGCCCGTGTGGCTCTTGAAAATACTTTTGTAAAGAATCCATTCACAGTAGAAAAGTTCACGGACAGTCAAGTCCGTGAGCTTGCCTTGTGCGCCCAAGATCCTGTATACTTCATCGACAACTATTGCTGGGTACAACACCCAACAAAAGGTAAGATGAAGTTTCATCTTTTTGACTATCAGCGAGAACTACTTCGTTGCTACCACGAGAATCGTTACAGTATTAACATGCTGGGACGTCAGATGGGAAAGACTGCTACTGCGGCAGCATATCTAATTTGGTATGCAATGTTTATCCCAGACAGCACAATTCTTATTGCTGCTCACAAGTTTGCTGGTGCCCAGGAAATTATGCAACGTGTTCGTTACACATACGAAACACTTCCGCACTGGATTAAAGCAGGTGCTACAAGTTATAACAAAGGTAGCATTGACTTTGATAACGGTAGCCGTATCATTTCAACTACTACAACAGAAACAACTGCTCGTGGTATGTCATTGTCATTGATCTATCTTGACGAGTTTGCATTCGTTAAGCCACGTATTGCTAGCGAGTTTTGGACTTCTATCTCTCCTACACTATCAACAGGTGGTAAGTGTATTATTACAAGTACACCTAACCAAGACGATGACCAGTTTGCTCGCATTTGGAAAGAAGCAACTAAGAACGTCGACGAATATGGCAACGTTACGAAGTATGGTAAGAACGGCTTTTCCCACATTAAGTTTATCTGGAGCCAGCACCCAGATCGTGACGAAGCATGGGCACAAACAGAACGCATTAAAATTGGCGAAGAACGTTTCCTTCGCGAGCACGAATGTGAATTCATTACTGCTGACGAAACATTAATCAACTCAATGAAGTTGGTTACAATGGAAGGCAAAGAGCCTGCAAGCAAATTAGGACAAGTACGTGTATTCCGTTATCCAGAGCGTAACGCAGGTTATGTAGTGGGCTGGGACCCAAGTTTAGGTACAGGCGGAGACCCGGCAGCTATTCAAATCTTCCGCTTACCTGAGTTAGAGCAAGTAGCCGAATGGCAACATAACAAAACAGACATACAAGGACAGCTTCGTACATTAGTAAGCATTGTTAAATGGTTACGAGATGAAACTGAAGGAACTGCCGAGATTTACTGGTCAGTGGAAAACAACACTATCGGCGAAGCAGCTCTTATTAGTATTCGCGAGTACGGAGAAGAAAATATCCCGGGTACGTTTGTACAGGAAATTCGTCGCGCTGGGCAGAGTCGTGGCCGGCGCGGCTTCAACACAACCCACAAAACTAAGATTACAGCATGTATGCGCTTAAAGAGCTATATCGAAAGCGATAAAATGACTATTCGTAGTCATAACTTACTGCGTGAGTTAAAGAACTTTATTGCCCGTGGGTCTAGCTTTGCAGCTAAAGACGGTGAAACAGACGACTTAGTAATGGCAACTATCTTAGTCTTGCGTATTGTTGAGGTTGTTATGACATGGGACCCGCAAACATACGACAGGCTTGTAAATGCAGGAACCGAAGAGGTGTTGAAACCAATGCCAATTGGCTTCCTATAAGGTAAATATAACACTATGGGAACAAGAGAACAACTAGCAAAAGAAGTAGCTGCAACAGTCGCAGGCGTTAGCCACGATGCTACATTTAAAGATGCTGACGGCAAAAGCACATTAAACCAAGAAGATGCTGTTTATCAGTACATTACTGATCAAAACGTAATGGTTATGATCAACTACGATAACACAGACGTTGAAGTTTGGTTTGATCCTGCTTCTACTGATAAGGAATGGTTTAACAACGATTTCAAACCACGCATCCAATCTATTGCTAGACGTTATTTGTACGGTACAACTGTTCGCAGTTATGACGGCGACATTGAACCAAAGAAGATGGCACACCGTACAGAAAAAGTAACTGAAGGCCGCAACAGCTTAAAAATCAGTTATCACCCACTAGGTTCTACTCAGTTACGTTTAGCACACTCTAAATCAGTAACTGAAGAAAAACCAGGCGCCCGTAGTCGCAACATTCAAGCAATCTTTGTTGAAAAGGACGGCGAGCGTTTCCGTTTCCCATACAACCATTTACTTGGCGCACGAGTAATGGCTCTACACGTAGAGTCAGGTGGTAAGCCTTGGGACGAGCTTGGCTCTAAGATTGTTGAAATGAGCCGTCGACGCAAAGACATTATGGAACTACTACGTTGGAGCAAGCGTTTAGAGGAAACTGAACAAGTAGCCGAAATCCGTTCCAAAGGTAAAAACGAAGTCCTAATGATCAAACGCATGATGGAACGTGCAGCCCGTTCAGGTAACCTAAGCGGTATCATTGAGTATCAGTTACCAGCCCGCGAGCCTGTAAGCGAACAGCACTTAAACATTATCACCAAAAAGCAACTAAACCAAAAGGCAGTTGCTGGTCTTGAACTTATCCGACCAGACACATTAGTGACAGAAGTAGTTGCTGACCTTGAAGCATCCTTAAACAAATTATTTGGTTAATTTGTCCGAAAAGTCTGCTTGACTTCTCCTTAAAGTATAAATATAATTACAACACATGCAAAGAAGTATCTTAGCATGAGTTGTTTGGCTCATCAGAGACTAACATAGGCTTAATTTTAGGAGAAAACATTATGGCTTCATTAGCAGAAATTCGCGCTCGCCTTGCCGAGCAAGCACAAAAATCCAGTGGTTCTAATACTGGTACCGGTGACAATGCAATCTACGCTCACTGGAACATCCCCGAAGGTTCATCAGCATCACTTCGCTTCTTACCAGATGGTGACGAAAGCAATACATTCTTCTGGCGTGAGCGTCAGATGATTAAGATTGAGTTCCCTGGTATTGCAGGTGGTGACGAAAACAAAAAGGTTACTGTACAAGTACCTTGCGTTGAAATGTGGGGTGAAACATGTCCAATTCACGCAGAGATTCGTCCATGGTTCAAAGACCCAACTATGGAAGCACTTGGTCGCAAGTACTGGAAAAAGCGTTCTTACGTTTTCCAAGGCTTTGTAGTATCAAGCCCAATGGAAGAACAAAGCGTTCCAGAGAACCCAATCCGTCGCTTCATCATCAGCCCACAAATCTTTACGCTTATCAAGCAAGCGTTGATGGATCCTGACATGGAAGAATTGCCAACAGACTACATGCGTGGTACTGACTTCCGTCTAAACAAGACACAAAAAGGCGGCTACGCTGACTACTCAACTTCTGGTTGGGCTCGTAAAGAACGTAGCCTAAACGAAACAGAGCTACAAGCAATTCAAGCGCATGGCTTGTTCAACCTAAACGACTTTATGCCAAAGCGTCCAGGTGTAGATGAGCAACGTGCTATCTTTGAAATGTTTGAAGCTAGCGTTCGTGGTGACTTGTATGATCCGGATCGTTGGAGCAAGTTCTATCGCCCAGGTGGTGTACAACTACCTGCAGGTTCTTCAAGCGCAGGTCACGCTGCTGACACAGACGAAGATACTCCAGTAGCTTCTAAGCCAGCACCAGTTGCATCTCGCCCAGCACCTGCTCCTAGTGCCCCTGCCAAAGCAGTTGATTCTGCCCCTGCAGAAGGCGGAGCAAAGCCAAGCGTTGACGACATCCTAAAGATGATTCGTAGTCGCCAGGCTTAATTGACACGGGGAGGCAGCAGCCTCCCGTATCATCTTGGAGAATATATGGCAAAAGCATTTGACGTTTCAAAGTTTCGTAAGAGTATTACGAAATCAATCGAAGGCCTATCTATTGGCTTTAACGATCCAACTGACTGGATCTCAACTAACAACTACGCACTTAACTATTTGATCAGCGGTGACTTCAAACGTGGAGTTCCAATGGGCAAGGTTACAGTGTTCGCTGGCGAATCTGGTGCAGGTAAGTCATTTATCTGTTCTGGTAACTTAGTCAAGAACGCACAAGAACAAGGCATTTATGTTATCCTTGTTGATACAGAAAACGCTCTTGATGAAGCATGGCTACATGCACTTGGCGTTGACACAAGTGAGCAAAAGCTACTAAAACTTAACATGGCAATGATTGACGACGTTGCTAAAATGATTACTGACTTTGTTAAAGAATACAAAGCAATTCCAGATACTGATCGTCCTAAGGTTCTGTTTGTAATTGACTCACTTGGTATGTTGCTAACCCCAACAGACGTTAACCAATTCCAAGCAGGTGACTTAAAAGGTGACATGGGTCGTAAGCCTAAAGCACTAGCTGCCTTGGTTCGTAACTGTGTTAACATGT